GGTGTGTATTCAGACAGCGATTTTTATTCACCAGCCAAGGCAAAGGATGGTCACTACACCAGCCGACTCAAAGAGCACCGGGCCGATTCCCGAGAGCCTCAAGGACCACCAAGACCTTCTCGACAAACTGGATCGATACGCAAGCACCGTCCTTTGTAATGAAGACGATGCGCTGCGCCAGTCCCAGCTGCTGCGGCTCTATGCCGACGAGGTTGGCTGCCCGATCAATGAGCGGACTGCCGCCATCTTGCTGACCAAGGCCCAAGGCCAGATCGCAGGCGTTTGCACTCCCCGTCTTCGTGGCGAGCGCATGGACACGACCCCGACGCCCTGGGCGTGGGAGGGCGTGATCATGTCCGGCACGTTCAATCTGTTGGTCGCCCCGCCAAAGGTCGGCAAGTCTGCCCTGATGGTCGGGATGATCAGCGCATGGCACCACGGCGAGGAGACATACCTGGGCCAACGTCTACACGGCGTCTGCCCCAAGGTGTTCATCGTCGGCACAGACCAGCCTGAGAACGACTGGCACACGCTGTTCAAGCGTGAGGGCCTGATTGATCGTGACGGCAACATGGCCGGGCCGATTGAGATGCTCTGGCACACGGGCGCACCATTGCACCTCACACCTGAGGGCATCGATCACCTGGGCAAGGTTGCCGAGCTGAATCCTGGTTCTCTGTTCCTGCTGGATTCGTATCACTCGACAATCGCGCCGCTTGGCATCGACGAGGCCACCAGCGCCTTTGATGGCCCCGCACGGAAGCTGGCTGAGGTGCTCGCGCCTCATAAAGCCACGCTGGCAATGATCCACCACACCAACAAAAGCGTGAGCGGCGGAAACGCCACCAATGCCAGCAGGGGCAGCAACGCGCTACCGGCAGCAGCCAGCCTCACGATTCTGATGAACTGGTTCAAGCAGCCTGCTGAGGGCCAGACGCAGAACGATCATCGCGTTGTTGTAAAGACCCAGGGCCGCGCCAAAGGCACGACGCTCTTGATCGAGCTGACTGACCAGGGGTGGGAGCACCATGGCGATGGTGAATCTGTCTTGGCGGCGGAGGCCATGCAGGAGGCATCAGACGAACTGCAGGGCCGACAGGCCGACATCTTCGATTATGTGTGCGAGCGATGGGCATCTGGTGAATTTCCCTGCACAACCGCTGAGCTGCAGGACGTGGCCAAGTGCAACGCCAGCAAGGTCAACCGGGCGCTCCGTGCGCTGGAGAAAAAGGATCTTGTGCGGCAGGAGGGCCAGCTTGAGCCGCTGGTCTCTGGGGGCCGTCCGCAGCTGCTGTGGGTTCCCAACACCCCCTCCCTGGAAAGTGGTGAAAAAAGGGAAACAAGGGAAACAAACCCTCGCGCGCACGTTAAAGAAAGGGGTTATTCCCCTTTTTCTACTAAAACCCCCACTTCTGGGGGAGGGGTAGCAGAGGGGTTTTTACCCCCCTCTGTTGGCACCCCTGTGGAGCTGCATCGCAACGGTGCATGGTCCAATGGCTGGGTCATTGCCGATGCCAGCAATCCCGGCAACGTGCGAGCGGCCAAGCTCGGCAGCCCCAGCGTCACCATCGGGAACCTTCGATGGGATCTTGATGTGCGCCTCTGTCAATCCAGCCCGTTCAAGGCTGAGTCCGCCAACCCTTCTGATCTGTTTGATTTCTGATGTCTGAATCCAACCGTCGTTACCCTGTCCGCGTTGATGTCCGCCTGACTGAGGCTGAGCGCGAGTACCTGTCCCAAGAGGCCGTCAAGCGCGACATGAGCCGCCAGGATCTGATGCGGAAGCTGCTGCTGTCCGACATCGACTCCGTTGAGCCGGTGAACGATTACAAGCCTGTTGTGATTTCACGCGGGCGTGACGCTATTGATCGGGCCATGACCGCATTGCTGCGCCAATACAATTGCGTCCCTGCGTCGAAGTGCGAAGCCGTGGTGTGTGCCGTTATCGCTGCTGTCGCGGAGGAGGGTTGACGCCCTCCTCCTGGTATGCCATACTTATTGCATCAGCCGGAGACGGCACAACCTCAAACCTCAAATGACCACCACCGCCACCAAGCCCCAAGCCTTCACCCTTCCCGCTTCCATCAAGAACCACTTCGAGAGCGCCATCAAAACCGAGATGGTTCTCACCGCGTTCAATACCTGCAACTATCTGAGCGAGACCTACACCGGCAAAGACCGTAAAGAGCTGCCCCGCTTCTTCCGTCTCCCTGAGTTCTGCTCCGGCTCTTACGCCGAGGGCTGGTCTCCTGAAGAAGGCACCGTCCGCAAGCTGGTGGCCGTCAATCTCCGCACCAAGGTCGTCAATGAGTACATCTGGGCTCAGCAGGTCAAGGCTGTGAAGACCTTGGAGGCGAAAGTCAATCAGGGCCTCAAGGACGGCGAGACCATCACAGACATTGAGCTTCACGTTGATGACCAGAACATGATCAGCGGCACTGTCTCTGGCGAAGGCTTCTCCCTGACGGTCAAGTCCATCTGGAACTACCGCTACGGCGAGAACAGCGCCAACGGTATCCTCACCGTTTACGCCCAGACCCGCGTCAACCGCAAAGAGGCTTGATCTTGCGCCGGGGGTTGCCAGCCAGCCCCTGGTATGCCATACTTATGACATCGGGAGGCGGGGACGCTTCCCACACTCAACACCTCAACCATGGACAATCACAACACTTGGCTCAATCTGTTCGAGTCCTTCGAGCGTCACCAAACTGAACTTGAAGCTCGCGAAAGCCTCATGGTTCTCAACCGTGACATCCAGCCCAAGTGGGAGATCCAAGCCTTCCTGAACAACGAACTGCAGTGGGCCGACCCGGCCTATGACGACGATGAGCTGCAGAGCCTCAAGAACGCCGCCACAGAGGCTGGCTTCACCTACACCGTGGAGCCGGTCAAATGAACGGCTACAAGTTCCCTCGTACCTACGCTGACCTGAACGCCGCGCCCTGGTGCGACTCCGTTGAGCAATGGATTGGCGCCGATGGCGTGTTCATCCACGTCCACTTTGACTGGATCCCAGGCGCTGAATGGCGCGTCTGCTCTGCCCACGGCGAAAACTTGAAAGACGCTTTGCGTGATCTCAAGGCTGAGCTGTGGCACGACATGCGGCCACCCACCGAACAGAACTGATGACCGACAACCCCTACGCACCCCTCCTGCCCTGGTGCGACACCATCTCAGAATCACCCGACTGGAACGGTGGTGAATCCTCCAGCGTCCTGATCTACCCGAACACCACCCAGGAGCAGCTCACCTCCCTCTGCAAACACGCCAGCTTCTGCGGCTACAAGTACGCAGAAACCGACAACGAGGTCTTTGCCGACAACCGTTGCCTCTTGACCTTTATCAAGCCAAATTGATCAACGTCGGGGAGCCTGATGCCTGGATGATCCCCCACCAGGCTGAAAGCTATACAACACCCGCAGAGCTGCGCGGGGAAGGCAGGGCGGGTTGAGGTCCGATCCATACCCCGACACCAAAATTCAACACATGGACCAAGACACCCTTCGCGCTCTTCAGAGACACCATGACCTCAATGTCTGGCTCGAATACCAAAGACGACTCACAGCGGCCTATGCCCGCAGCCAAGATCCGCACCCTCGACGATGGCTGCGTCAGGATTCAAGTCGGTGATGGCCCTGGTGCCTTCGTTGGCGTAGTGAGTTCACACCACTTGGTCGAGCCGAAAATTTTGCAGCTCCAGCACTATTGGCAAAAAGCACACACAAACCATGCCCCGTAAAAAACCCTCCTGGAAACCAGCCACCACCTTCAAGGTCACCAAGCTCAAGCCCAATGGCCCCAAGGCTGGCCAATCAACTGATGCTTGGATGTATGGCAAGCAGAAAGAAGAGCAAGACTTTCAGGAACGCATTCAGCACGATTCCAAACGCCCACCTAGTCAATAAGCCATGTCCCGTAAACGTGATCGATACGCTGGCTTGAACGCTGCTCAAAAAAACGATTTCCTTAGGCTCACTCCTGCCGAATGGAAAAGCTATTTTGAGAGCGCCAGTCAGCGGACTTTGCGGAAGACCTATGGGCAGCTCTGTCAGCGCAGTGGATCAGAGTGGGAAAGGGTCAAGGCATTGTTTGTTGAGGCTCTTATCGCGAAACAAAGCGAGGTAGTCTCAAGCCATGGGAAAGAAGGCCACCAATCTTGAAGTCCAAGAACGTGTCAACTGTATTTATCAGCTGCTGATTAAGTCTTGGTCGCGTTTTGACATTCTTCAATACGCCGCGACTGAGTGGGATTTATCGAGCAGACAGACTGATGAATACATTCACCGCGCTCGCAAGCTCATAGAAGAGGACTCAGCCATTGAGCGGCCTCAGTGGTTGGCTGCGGCTGTTCGTCGCCTTGCGGAATATGAAAAGGCCAGCAGCAGTGATCGGCAGATTGCCGTTGCAATCAAGGCCCTGGAGACTCAGGCCAAGCTGCTGCGCTTTGACATCTGATGCTGCTTGACGGCCTCGCAGTACAAGAGCCTCTGCTGGCTTTTGCTGAGCCTGTAGATGATGACCGCACAGAGGAGGTAGTTGAGGGCCTCACCAGCGGCCTGACCGATCCACAGCGGCAAGTCTGGGATGCTGACCATCGTTTCAAGCTGCTCTGCTCAGGGCGGCGCTTTGGCAAGACCTATCTCTGCATCACCCGGCTGATCTGCTGGGCCATGGAGAAGCCCGGCAGCCTCTGCTGGTATGTCACCGCCAACTACCGGATGGCAAAGCAGATCGCATGGCGTCAGCTCAAGACCATGACGCCCGACAGCATGATCGCCAAAAAAAATGAGACCGACCTGTCGATCGAGCTGGTCAACGGCAGCGAGATCGCCTTGCGCGGTGCTGACAATGAAGACAGCCTCCGTGGCGTGAGCCTGTCGGCGTTAGTCGTTGATGAGGCGGCCTACGTCAAGCAGACGGCCTGGGAGATGGTCTTGCGCCCGGCCCTATCAGATCAGAATGGTCCGGCCTGGTTCATCACAACACCAGCGGGGCTGAACTGGTTTCACGACCTCTGGGAACAGGCCCAGGACCAAGACGACTGGGACACCTTTTCGTTCACCACCATCGACGGTGGCAACGTCTCCGCTGAGGAGATCGAGGCGGCACGCAACACGCTTGATGAGCGCACCTTCCGCCAGGAGTATCTAGCCAGCTTCGAGACGCTCTCAGGCAGGGTCTACCCCGGCTTCAGTGATGACAACATCTCGGAAGACATCAAGGACACTGGCGGCC